GCTTGAGAATCTTTTTCTTGGCGAGTCGTTGGGCTGCGTTTTTGCTGTTCTGCGGGGCCTTGGCGGCGGCTTCCTTCTTCTTTTGGAGCGCGCACAGCATCTTCTTTGAAGCTTTCTTCAGATCGAAGCCGCTTCGAGGTTCGCGGTGGACGTGGTGGGAACAAAGATGGTGCAATTCGCAGTTTTCCAACCGCGGCCTGGTGCACCACCGGTAGCCGACTGGTGGTTCACCTTGCCCTTTCTCGTTCCCGTTCATCGCGTGCATTTCGCGATTTCGATCCTTTCGGGAGAGACTCCACCCTCCCACGCTTCTTTTAAGGATAGTATTTATACAGCACTCCAGTCCGCTGTCTTTCCCGTTAGAGCTGATGGCCTCAGGGTTTCGGCCGTAATGTGCATAGCTTCTGCTGTTTTTCTCTGAGATGGGGTTTGGATCCGGGTCAGTGTTTCCGGCTTCGCTTAATACCCTTAGCAGTTTAAAGATGCACTCCCCACTTTCTCCAACTCATCAAGTTCAGCCTGCAGCTTGTTGAACTTGAGAACTTTCTCTTTGTAGAGATCCCGGTCGACAGATGCGTCGGAGGTGGGGGGGGCGAAGGTGGAGGTCGGTGACTCGGCGGCGTCGGTCACTCTCCTCTCGTCTTCCTTGTCGATTGGGAAGTGCGGTGTCTTCCCGTCAGTGAAGGGCGCGGTGAACCCTTTCTTCTCTCCGATGAAGTGGGCGGTGCGCCCCTCCAACAAGCGCCTTCTCCGCTCCTGCGGCCCCCTGGGGTCAGTAGGGTGGACGAGAGGACCGCGCAGAGCAGTGAACGACTTCTCCTCCTCTGGAGAGATGTGGGAGAGGATGTGCTCCAGGGAACCGACGAAGGTGAGAGTGATGTTGGCCACTCTGACGAAATTGTTCAAGAACATGTCAAGCTTGCTGGTCGAGTCGTTGAGCATGCTCATGAAGTATTTGAAACCGGGCACCATGTGAATTCTGGCCTTCGAGTGGTGTGTGTGGATAGCACTGCGGGTGGCCACGATGCCGCTTCCATCTGCGAGGTCGGAGGCGGCCGCCATCTGAGTGTTGGTCGAAGCCAGGGCCTGGTCGGCGGCTCCCACCTCAGTCCCGTCGGCCGTGTACAAGAAGCGGCCGCTGGTACTGAGGAAGGAGGGGCTCCCAACCACAGCGCTCCCCACGGAACTTGCAGCGGTGGTGGTAGTTG